CACTTGTCTATACCGTGACAAAGATCGTTCAGACTGTGCAGGAAATTAAAGCCAAGAAAAAATGAGTGACTTTGAGAAAGCTTTGAAGTTTGTGCTGGAGCACGAAACCGTCTACGCCAAGGGGCACTACGGTGATATGGACTACGCTGTGGTCGAGAATGAACCCGGTGACTCTGGTGGGAAGACCAAGTTCGGCTTAGATTCTGCAAGCCATCCAGAACTTGATCTCGACACACTTACGCTTGAGGAAGCGTCACTTGTGTACAAGCGAGAGTACTGGGAGCGGGCGCACTGCCCGCAATTGCCATGGCCCCTTTCACAGGTGCAGTTTGATGGGGCGGTAAATACTGGCGTCGGTCAGCAAATGAAGTTCTTGCAGCGGGCCGCTGGCGTTAATCCAGACGGCGCTTGGGGACCAAACACCAGCCGAGCGACTGGAAACATGATCAGTGAGATTGGTCTAAAGGCTTTGTGCATTGATGTTTGCGACAAGAAGGAAGAGTTCTACAAGAACCTAGTTTCCAAAAAGCCGAATCTAAATCGGTTTCTTCGAGGCTGGCTTAACCGGCTCAACGATCTTCGCAAGGACTGCAAACTCGCATAAATAGCTGCAAATCAACATAGAAAAAGCGCACTTAAAAATAGTGCGCTTTTTTTATTGCGCTAATTTTGAGCGTACACTATCTCTGCTTACGACATGAAAAACCTCCAAATGGATGTTCGCGGTGTCGTTAGAAAGTTCGGCGGTAGAGCGCAGCTTTACAGAAAGCTGTGCGTGGCAAAAGTCGAACTAAGTCACCGGACAATAGATAATTGGATACACCACGGGATTATTCCCATGCAGCGTTTCCTTCAGTTAATGGCCCTCGCGAAAAACGAGGGGTTCACACTAAACCTCAGAGAACACACAAAAAATGAAAAAACTGACAGACATGACAGTGCGGGAGTTAGCAGCCGAAATAGAGACGCTGCGGTGGCTCCAGCAGGAGTACAAAATCAAAGTTCAGCACGCTGAACTGCAACTTCTTGAGCGTACCTCAGGCGAATTTATCGCTGAAATGGTTGCTCGGGAAAAGAACCACGGCTCGATCTCAAAGGAGATTGATGGCATCAGCTTGACCTACGAGGTCAAACAAACAATTTCCTGGGACCAAGAGAAGCTGAAGTCTCTTCGGGAAGCTCTGCCGGTAGAAGTGGCTGACAGACTAATCAAGGCCGAGTTCTCCATCAGCGAGGCTGTCTTCAAAAACCAAGTCGATCCCGGCTTGATTGACGCTTTGGTGGACGCTAGGACGACTAAATTCGGTGTTCCCACAATCAAACTGAACAAAAAAAATGCTTAAATTCACAAAAGCAGATGACCGCAAGAAAGCGGCGAAAGATAAGGTGACTATGGTCATCTTCGGCCCAGCAGGGGCCGGTAAGACAACGCAGGCGCGGACGCTTGACCCAAAGAAGACGCTCTTCATCGACTTCGAGGCCGGTACTCTGGCCCTCGGGAGAGACTGGGCCAAAGACAACGTCTTCGACGTTCGAGGCGTAGCAGGCACCGTAGGGTGCCATCCGTGGGAGCTAGCGCGTGCAGCGGCACTCTACATCGGTGGACCGGATCCCTCGGACGCAACCGGCTCGTACTCAAAAGCGATGTACGACCAAGTGTGCGGCATGTTTGGAGATCCCAAGGAACTCGACCAGTACGACACGGTGTTCGTGGACTCGATCACCGTAGCGGCCAGGGAGTGCTTCAAGTGGTCACAGACCCAGCCTGATGCGTTCAGTGAGCGCAACGGTAAGCCGGACATGCGCGGAGCCTACGGGCTCTTGGGGCGGGAGATGATGCGTTGGATTACGCATCTTCAGCATTGCTCCAAGTCCATCATCATGGTCGGCATCTTGGACCGCCAAGAGGATGAGCTGAAGCGTGTAGTGTGGGAACCTCAGATTGATGGCTCTAAGACCGGCAGGGAACTGCCGGGGGTCTTCGACGAAGTGCTCACACTCGCTAATTTGAAGGCGGAAGACGGCTCCCTTTATCGGGCGTTCGTCTGCCGCGAACAAAACCCCTACGGCTTCCTTGCAAAGGACCGCTCGGGGTGCTTGGACCTAGTCGAGGAACCAAACCTTGCCAAAGTCCTTGCAAAGATCCGCGCTGGAAAGCGCGTTGACAGTCTCGTAACAACCATTCCCACTCAAACTGCTTAATTATGTCATTCTTTTCACCTGAAAGTTCAAACACCGGCTCCACTTCTTTTGACCTTATCCCTGCCGGGGTACTTGCAAAAGTCGTCATCATCGTCAAAGAGATCAAACACTCCCAGAGTACTGGGGCCAAGTTTATCGACTTAGAGATGGTCATCGATGGAGGTCGCTACGACCGGCGTCGAGTCTTTGGCGTCATCTGTGACCCGTGGGATGACAAAACCAGCGAGAAAGCCAAGGAGATGGCCGTTGGTGCCATCACTCGGATCATGGAGTACATCGGCGTCTTTGATCCAGCGAAGCCTGAGAGCTACAACGCTTTCAACTCTGCCGGAATCGAAGAAGTTGCTATGGCGATCAATACGAAGACCGCTGGCATTGTCATCGGCATCAAGAAGGGATCCAACGGCTACAGTGACCGCAACGAAGTTAAGGAGTGGCAGTCGCCAAATCCAAAGTCGAATGGCTTCAAGTCATTCACTGCGGCGCAAAGCGGTAAAGAGACGATGGCGGCTCCGGGCGAAGCAGCAGCGCCAGTGTCATCGCCCCAGCCACAGCCAGTAGCGGCAGCAGCGCCGCCATGGATGAAGGCTAAGTAGTCAAACGCCTCCTGCACTGGTTCAATACAAAAACGAACTAGCCAGTGTAGGGGGTTTGCGGTAAAACACAAACGGCACCAGGGGTGGTGCTCGCATCGGGAGTGCTGCGCAGGGAGATCCTGCGAGAAGGTTATTTCATTTTGTACCTTGTGAATCACTCGTTGCGTTTTCTTTTATGATTCTTCGACCAAGACAAAAAGCATTTGTAGAGAAGTGCCACACGGCACTGGATGAATACGGAGCGGCGCTCGGAGTAGCGCCGACAGGGGCAGGCAAGACGGTCATGCTCTCGGCTGCGGCCAGCCGCTACAAGCGAACGCTGATTCTTCAGCACCGGGACGAACTAGTTTCCCAGAACCGGAAGACCTTCACGGCCATCAATCCGCGCATGAGGAGTGATCTCTTCACGGCGGACCGCAAGAACTGGGGAGTAAACGCCACTTTCGGTATGGTGCAGACGCTCGTCAAGGAGCGGAACCTTGCGACCATGCCGAGCAACCTTGACTTGCTGGTAGTAGACGAAGCACACCATGTGGCAGCCGCTTCGTACCAGCGGATCATTGAAGCTTTCCGGGAACAGAACCCAGAAGGCCACATTCTGGGGCTGACGGCTACACCACAACGGTCTGATCGGAAAGCACTCATCGGTACGTTTCCGGTAGTAGCTGACATCATCCAGCTTGCAGAGTTAGTCCAGGGTGGGTTTCTAGTGCGCCCTCGTGGGATCGTCATGGATCTGGGGCTCAAGTCAGAGCTGGACCGGATTCCAAAGACCAGCGACTGGGACATGGACCAGGTTGCCGAGGTCATGGATAAGTCGCCGCTCAACGACCGGATCGTTAAAGAGTGGAAAACGCAGGCCGGAACACGTCGCACGGTAGTTTTCACCGCCACCGTGGCGCACGCCGAGCATCTATGCCAAGCGTTCGTTGAGGCCGGTGTGGCTGCTGTAGTGGTTCACGGTGAGATGGGTGGCGGAGACCGCGCAGCAACACTCAAGGGCTTCGACGAGGGCCGGTATCAAGTGATACTAAACGTGGCCGTCCTGACCGAGGGCTGGGACTGTCAACCGGTGTCCTGCGTAGTCCTCGTGAGGCCATGCTCTAGCAAAAGCGTTATGCTTCAGATGGTTGGGCGCGGCCTTAGGAAACTGGACCCAGAGCGGTATCCTAAGCAGACCAAATCCGACTGCGTCATCATGGACTTTGGCTACAGCCTAGTGACGCACGGTAACCTGGAGGCGGACGTGCGGCTTATCCAGAAAGCCAAGGATGCCGAGCCCGGCGAGGCGCCCCAGAAGACCTGCAAGGGCTGCGGAATCAAGCTGCCGATTAGTGTGATGATCTGTCCGATCTGCGGTTACGAGGACAAGATCTCCCGTGGGATCTTGGAAGAGTTCCGCATGACCGAGGTGGAATTGCTCGATGCGTCTCCGTTTATGTGGGAGTCGCTGTTTGACGGGTTGGTTCTGGTGGCAAACGGAATGCAGGCATGGGCGGCTGTGATTTCTTTTGGCGGAAGCTTCTGGGCCGTGGGGGCTGTCGAGGGGCAGCGCGTCCAGAAGATCGACGTGAGTGACGACAAGATTCTAGCGATCTCCAGCGCAGATGATTTTCTGCGCACCAACGGTGATACCAGCTTGTGCCGGAAGACCCGGTCTTGGCTTAATCTGCCCCCCACTCAAAAGCAACTTCAGCTTCTGGGCAGCAGTGCCTCGATATTCAATATGAACCGCTACCGGGCTAGTTGCCTGCTGACATGGAACTTCAA